GGGCTTGCGCTGCGGGAGTACCGGTCATCATCCAGACCCATGTGGACGGGTTGAGGATACTGTTGAGAACCTTCCAGCGTTTTGTGGAAACGTTCTTATATGCGTTGGCCTCGTCGATAATGACAAGATCGAACCCGCTACGGATCACCGCATCCTTGACGATATCCAGCCCGTCAAAGTTACAGATAACAAACTCTGCATCGCTCTCGACCGCCTTGATGCGTTTCTCTTTCGAGTAACTGTGTGCGATAGCGCACGTACGGTGCGTAGCAAACTTAAATAGGTCGTTCTCCCATGCCGACTGCATGATCGACAACGGACACAGTACAAGTACTCTACGGATCAGCCCCTGCTGCATCAGGTAGTCAGCCGCCCAGATGGCCGAGGCGGTCTTGCCTGTGCCCTGCTCGTTAAAACAGAACGCCCTACGGTTCAGGGTCAGGAACGCTGCGGTTGTGTACTGGTGCTTGAACGGCTTTTGCAGTCCCGGCCAGTTGTAGTTCCCCATGATCGGGGACGGCACATCCTTGAGGCGCAGGTTCTTTAAGATCTGCGCTTCTTCCACACCCCATCTCACAAGCACATCGGTAGCGTTTAACTGTTTCGCTGTACGGATGACTGACGTAATCCGTTGCGGCTCTCGCACTCTAATCAGTAACGCCTTATTGTCGATGATCTGCATCTGCTGATTCCATTAAGTCAGCCGTTTCGTCCAGTACATCTTTAATGTATTCGTGAAACTTAAAGTTGGCTTCAAACTTTCTTTTTAACCGCTCGTGAGTGTCGAACAAATGAGTAAATCTGACGTAATCCGTCCTACGAACGCCTTGATAAAAATCAATTTGCTCTTTTAAATGCTTTATTCTAGAGTTCTTTTCCTTAAGTTGCAGCCGAAGTTTTTTTATTCGTTCGTCTACTTCTAGTTCTCGTGTTTTCATTACGCAGGTTTCCTGTCCTTCTGTCGCTTGTATGAACGATTGGCGTGAACACTAGTAACTTTTAAGTTACTGCTCTTGGCAGAGCCGCCCTTGCTAAGAGGGACTTTGTGGTCAACATCTTTACCGTCGCCTTTAGCCACACGCCCGGCCTTCATCATCTTGGCGCGAGCAGAGTTGCGCTTAGCGCGGTTCTTGATCTGTTCCGGTTTGCCTTGGTAGTTGTCGTATTCACGACGGTAATCACGTGCCATGTTTCCTCCTAAGTGAGTTTTGAACTTCGTGGGCTTTTTCAATCAACCCAAGCATATCCTTCAAGGCCGATATTTCCATCGCACCGTCTATCCTAATATGTAATTCCTGAATTCCATCTTCGTTGAATATTGGATCAGTACTAGTCCCATCAAACCCTAAAGCGGCTATAGGATTGCCACAGTTGTTAGTGATCTTAAGTATTAAGTAATCGCCGTTACCGCCGTCGTTACTTTCAGGATAGGTATATTCGTAATCGTGCATCCATACCCGATCTGGGTCTGAATGGCTCAACTGTATCTTGATGTCACTCATAGTTATCTCCCGTTATGCACACAGTCCTTTACAGGACACCACTTCTTGCAGGTGAAGTTAGGTCGAGCGTTCCATACGTCGAACTCAAATGCCTTCTCCAACTGTCCCGTATTGGTAAGCCACCGTTGCCAGTAGATGTCGCTCTTCTCCGCATCAAAGTCGCCCTTGACGAACTCGTTAGCAACTACGAACAGTAGGCCACCTTTGACCCGCTTGACCTGCGGGAAGTGCTTGAACACCGCCAGCGACAGGATCTCCAACTGCTTCGTATCAGCATGTTTAGACGACTTTCCCGTCTTGTAATCCACTATTTTTGCAGAGTCACCGTTCAGGATAATCAAATCTGCTACGCCGCGCCACCACACACCCTTGTCGAAAAAGCCACACGGCTCCAGATTGCGAGTCAGTCCCATCCGGTACTCGCATAACTTCTCGCCTTCGTAAGCGTTGAGTCTGTCCAGTAACGGTTTGATGAACGCGAACTTCTCGGGTATCGGTTTGCCTTCCTTGATGTAGTCTTCGGCGGCTTTGTGTACGTCCAGTCCGTACACCAGATGTTCACTCGTCGGCTCCTTGATGTCCTTCTTGACCTTGAGACGGTAATACTTGTGTGGGCATTGAATAAACAAATCCAACGACGAGTAAGACCAACTGTAATTAATAGCCATCAACAATCCCCGTAACTTTTGCCTACTCCAGATTCGCAGTTCAGGGGGAGCGTTGCCGCCCATTCAGGTCTCCACCGCATACATTCCTCTACGTACCTTTGGGCTTCCTCGGCTTCCGCTTCGGGAGCGATACAGGCAACAGCGTCATGTACCGTTAAGACAACCTTGTACCTCTTTGAAATGCGTACCATTTGTTCAGCGATTACGCATCTTGCAACAGCTTGGCAGATGTTTTCAACTACCTTTCCGCCATAAATCTTTGTGGTTCCTTTGCGCGTCCAGTACTCATACTGGTCTTTACCATCGGCATCCGTTACCTTCCGCAGTCCTTCGTACCGTTGCCACAACCCGCTTGGTAGTAGGAACCCGGACTCCCTCGGATCAAACTGGACTGCATCGACCACACCAAACGTCGCAGCGTTCAGGGTTAGGATGGACTCCACACACTTCTGACCTTGTCGCCAAAGTGCGGTAATGGACGGGTATGTACGTCTATAGACATCAATGATGCGTTTACACTCCTCCAACTCCGTGTCCACACCGAACGTCTTTAACTGCATCTGGAACTTGGCAGCCCCCATCCCATAACCGGCTCCAAGAATCGTAGTCTTACCCACGAACCGCTCGTCCTTGGTGACTTCCTCCACCGGCTTGTTGTAGATGGCTGAGGCCATGATCTTGTAAACGTCTTCGCCCTTCTCAAAGGCATCGACCAAATCCTGCTGCCCTGCGAGCCATGCCACCGTACGGGCTTCGATCTGCGAGGAGTCACAGTCAATCATCACGTGACCCTTCGGGGCTTGAATGGCCTTCTTCAACTTGCCCCCGTTCGCCCCACGAGACGGTAGGTTTTGCAGGTTGATCTTGTCGTCCCCACCCCACCGACCAGTGTGGGCGGCGTAGTACTTAATAGGTACAGGCAAGGCCCCCCGCAAAGCGATGTCTATAAACCGCTGTGTGCGTGTCTCTTCAAGGGTGGTCTTGGTCCCCAACCGCGCTCCCACCAACGTCTGTACACGTGGGTCTGGATGGCTAAGTAACGCCTTGAACTCTTCATCGGTCTTCGCGAACGCCCACGTTTCTTTCTGTGTGCGTGCAGATATTTTCTTGGGTGGTTCCACGCCGAGCGTTGAAAGCAGTAGGGCAAACTTCTCGTTACTCATCAGCGAGTCCCGGTCTGCTGCCGCAGCCGCCAGTAGTGCAGCCTTCTTTTCTTTCACCGACTCCAGATGTGCTTCAAGCAACGGGAGATCCAACTCCAGCGTCGGCTCGATGAACATCCGTAGTGTCAGGTCGATGACTCGGAGTTCCTTTCTAGGGAATCCATCAACCAGTTTATTAAATAGATCATAGGTAAGGACACAATCATTAATACAATAATCAGCGTACTTAGTAAGATCCTCTGGAGAAAAATCCATACGGCGTCTGCCAAGCGCGTTAACAACTTCATTGCCTTTCACTCCTAGTTGGTATCGTTCTGATAAGGCTTTGAGACTTCCCCCCGCCTCTACGCCATGCTTCGCTCGTGCCATACACAAGGTGTCGAGCCAACCCTTCGGCTTTATACCGAACAGCCATGACAGGATCGCCCCGTCAAACTGCATGTTGTGTGCTAATACGAAAGAGTTCGCCCAGTCAAACTTCGCTAACCAGTCGGAAACTTCTTTACGTGTCCCGCTAAACCACTCCGGCGCGGAATCATTTAACGCAACGGCTAAACCGATTACTTCAAACCGGTCGTCGCGTATGTATTCTTCAGTGGTCATCTTGGACAAGGAGAACTCCTTGTCGTAGTACGTTTCAAAATCAATCGTCAGAATGTTCATTCTTTTGCGCTCTAGTGTAGTGCCAACCTTTCCCGGTCTCGATGAACCCGGCTAGTGCCAACGCTTCAAGCGAACGGCAACTGCCAAACTTATATTTATGTGATCTAAACGACTCGGGCGTAGCAAACTTACGTTTGCACTCGGTACACCTTCTTTCCTTTTTTACTACCACGCTCACGTTTCAACCTCGCTACTTCTTTACGTAACCAAATGATCTCGTCACGGCAAGCCCACAACACACTGCCTACAGTCAGGAACTTCATCTCTGTTGTAGTCGTAGCGTCGTTAATGTTGTTGGGTAGAGCCTGAATCAAATCCAGTATGTCGTCTTCAATTTGCACTCTTCTTTCTCCTTTTACGCATTGCCTTTTGTGTTAGGTTCCAATGCAGTATTCGATGGCAGTTGGAGCAGAGCGGTATGCACTTCTCTTCTGCCTCTTTGATGGCTTCGGCTATGTTTCTTTGCCTCACAGCCAAATAGTTAACGGATCGCTTACCTTCCTTGATCACATGATGAAAGTCAATGATCGCCGGGTGTTTCTTTCGGCAGTGACTACATCGCTGCTTCGACTTGTATGCGACCCACTCTGTTCTGTTTTTATCTCTGCCCTTCCTCGCTTTCTTAATAACTTCTTGTCTATTTCCTTCGTACCACTTACGTGCGTACAACTTCTGCATGGCCTTTCGTTTGACCGGATCTTTGAATGGCATCGAACCCCCTACAACCTCTTACGCCAGTACAGCGCTCGTGCGAACGAGTACAAAACTTTGGGGGTGTAGAGTCTGAAGCCACACGAGATCAGGTTGTTGGCACTCGGTATGTTGTCGGTGGTATCCGACACAGCCCATCTATACTCATGCCTCCTAGCCCACTGAACTCGTATCCGTATCATCTGCCGCTGAATGCCATACCCCCTGTACGCACTCAGCACACCGCAGCGTCCTAAATAAATCCCATCTTCCATCTGCTGCGATGGTGACAAGCAGCTAAAACCTACTGGGGTATTCTTGTGGTACGCCATCCACCACACCCCATCTTCCGGGAAATAAAGGCTATCCGCAGGGAGACATGCCTTTTGCAGCACCTTCAGTTGCCGCTTGACCCCCGGATCAGAAGCATCTACTTGGCCGTAAGTGATCTTCATGGGGCAACATTTTACCCCCCGAATGTTTCACTTTAAACCAGATAGGTTCTCAATCTCCATCTGTAACGTCCTGATTTCTAACGACAAAATATGCGCTTCTTCCCACATACCTGCCTTACGGACGTTGTTTATTGCGGTCTCTACTTTCTTTAACTGGCTCTGACCATAGCCCCAAGGGGCGGCCTTCATCTCGTCCTTCCACGCTCCCGGTGGTGATTCATCATCTACTATTTTCATGGTTCAGCCTCCGTAGTACTTCAAAACAAGTTTAAATGCGTCGATGTGCCGCTTCAGTTCCGCTAGGTCTTTATCCTTGTCCGTGTGGAATATGGATATTTGTTGTCCTGCTTTGCGGCCTTTGTAGTCTTCCTTCAAACATAAAAGAACCCGCTTCAGCCCCTCTGTTGTTACCTCTTCTAAAAGGTCGGGTTCTATTTCGATTTTCACCTTGGCTATCCTTCCAGATGCGGTAGTCATATTGCTTTATCCCTCGGAACACTGCGTTAGCCATGTATGGCTGCCCAACACCCCATTCCTTAACAAGATCTTTGTACATGACGCGCCCGTTTTTTGATTCCTGCTTGCGTCTCAACAGCACCTTGTACAGATCAAACGGTACAGACGGGTTGTAGCGAGATATCCGTTCGTACTTCTTCATGTAGTCCTACCCTTGATCATTGACCTCGGGCTACGCTTGCCCTGTTCAGAGCGGCGCAAGATCATGGATCGACCGTCTCGTGTGGTGCAAAGCATCTGTAGTTTGCTGTAGTCCAGATCCAACATGTCACATATCCATCGCATAGACCCTACACTGTTACGACGGGCATATACCCAGTTGATACCTCTCGCATCTCCGCAGTCCACATCTTTAATTGCTTGGTACATGACCGCTGCCCAGAGGCGACGGCAACCGGCTTCATCTAATTTTTCCCACTCTTTCACCAGTACTCCCTCCCACCACGCTTGGCTCCCCATGAAGGGGGCGGAACGTGTGCCCACTCCCGCTTCCTAAATTCTTCACGACGTTTAAACCATTCAAGCAACCACCTAATCATGCGTTCTTCCTCGCTGCGATCTCACGTTGCAAGTACCACGCTGCCTTCTCCAGATCCTGCACGGGGTCGGAGTCTTTCTTTCCCGCTCGGCTTACGTACTTGATGACGTTGCCCAATCGGTAGTTCAAATCCTTCGCTTCGATGAAGTCGATAGTCTCGATGCCACCGGCCTTGTAGTGCGGGGGATGGTTTACGGGGTCGGTTTGTGCAGAGGCTAGTCGGTATTTAGGTCTGTCTTTAATCTTGTCCAACTCGTCCAACACCTTCTTCATCTCTGTTACTTCTTCAATGACCCTCGACGGTTCCTTCTTCGCTTTTGTAAACACCGTGTTTACAAATTCACTGTTCTTCTTTGTCTCGTACCGGACTTGGTACACCAGACCTATATCAATACCCAACCGCTTCGCAATCTCCCTCGGCTTCATGTCGGGATACTTTGCGGTCATTGCATTGATACGTTGTGCTTTAGTTTGTTTTGTTTTCATCTCTAGTCTCCTTGTGTGTTAAAGAACTTTATATAACTTATCGACAAACTCTTCGTACTTCGGTCCACTCTCCAGCAACTTGTACCGCTGGTTGTCCTCCTTGACCCGCTTGGTCAGGATGCCGCTTTTCACCATGCGTTTGATGCGCGCATGGATGGTTCCAAACGATGCGTAAGGCCGCCCGTCAGAGAACTGCATGATAGTTGCCTCGCCGCTCACAATCTGCTGGCTGGTTATGTCTGAAAGAATGTGCATGTCCACGCCGTCCATCCCATACTCGGCGGCTACCTTCAGTGCCTTATCGAATTTTTGTAATGACTTCATCGCGTTTGTTCCTAGTTACTGAGTAATAAAAGTAGCCGTCCTGCTTGTATCGCAGATATATCAGCCCCTCGTCCTGCATCCATTGCAGATATCTTCTGGCGTGTCGCTCCGTGAACCGATACGTCTTCATGATGTCCAGTACGCTAATGGCAAACTTGGACACCGCCAGTCGCATGATCCTACGGGCTACGCCCTTGCTTGTTTTAGTTCTCGTATTCACGGGTCAGGTCAGATACTTCTGGTTGTGGTGCAGGGTTAGGCTTCGACAGTATCCCCGAAAGAATCAGCGCGAATACACCGACAGACCTCTCGTTCACTACGTACGCATAGCCGCCTGCCTTCACAATGTTTTGTAGGTTCTTCATCTGTAGGGCAGTTGGTTTACCTTTGCCTGCCTTACATTCGATGCCTACATACTTACCGAAAAAGCAAACCACGATGTCAGGCGCACCAGATGATCCATACCCACCAGTAGTCGGGGTAATTCGGTACGAGTTGCTACCGTACTCATCGAACAACTCGTATACCTTTTTCTTTACCTTACTTTCCGGTGTAGCCACTGACTATCTCCAGTAGGTTGTGATACTCGTCTTTGTCTAGCACAACTACAAAATGTCTCTCGCCTATCCACTTACCTAGGTTAGTAGGTGTGTAGTCACCACGCTTGATACGCATCAACGCCACTCGTTCTTGGATCTCATTAGGTAAACAGTGTTTATCTGTATGGAATCTAGCCGAGTGCATCTTCGTGTGATCAATCAATGTGTAGAACGGATACATATCCCCGTTGGGTTGTATGCTGGCACTCAACAACCACTTGTCTTTTTGTTTGGTCATTGTTAAATAATATCATACCTTTGACCCGATTACAACAGTTACGCTAACCAAAAGCAACACTCTGTCTCACGCACACCAACCTGCGGAATGATCTTCTTCATCTCAGACAGGCGCAGGATCGCAATCTTCTCGCGCAGGTCAACTGCAAGATTGTCATACGTAGTTGGCTCACGTTCGGTAAACGTCTTCACAAACCCGTTGTCTTTAGTGTCGAACATATTTACCACGTTGTCAGGGTTCATCAGTACGAACACATTTGGACGAGGCTCACGCTTACGGATGGCGTACTCCTTCAGTCCTTCTGCAACTTCAGGTCTATTCATGTTGACAAACACTTTCGTTGAGTACGCAACACCGGTCTCAAAGTAAGTAGCCGCATCAAAAAGTATCTCATCCTTGGACGCATACATTTGCCCAATACGATTCTCAACTTCGTTCTGTGCTTCGAGTACCCAACCGTAATAAGCAGTGTTCTTACGGTCTGCGCTTTCTCTGGCAATTTGCTCGGGGGTCATACACTTCACGTATTCCTTCAGCCACATACGCATCTTCTTCAGATCACTTGTCTTTTTAGAATTGTAAGCTGAAGTGTTTTCTCTAAACTTGTTGTTGGTAATCAACGGGCTGTAGATCTTGACGCCGCCGTCGCCCACCAGCAACTCACCCAGATCAAAACTAGGGCAGCGAGGATCACAGAACTGAACACGTTCGTGGGTAAGCCATCTCGCATTGACGGGATATCGGCTGTAGTGGGTACGTGCCAACCCCTTTATGAGTGCTTCGAGTGTGGCACTCTTGGCCACTGCCGTTTGTCCTTCGATAATGTTAAGCACTTTAGTTCTCCATTTATAAACAGTGTTTACAGTACGGGTAGGTATTTGCGTAGCACTTCAAAATCTTCGGGCGGCACTTCGTGTACCGTGTCCAACCGGATTATTGTTTCCTCGTTCCAGTACCCGCCCACGTTGCTGTCGTAGTCAGAGTTACCACTACGCCAGTCGGCAGCGACCTTGTTGCCATACGCCCACGAATCTTTTTTCGTGGTAAACAGAAACTCTGTTTTGTATTCCATACCACCGTTGATCTCTTCGATCTTTGCAATGTAGTTCTTCATCTCACACCTCCTTAAAACATACTCAGGATTTCATCGACGCGAGTCTTGACCTCGTGGCGAATACCCTCGCTCTTACGTAAGTCCTTGGCATCGACACCGACCAACGCAGACTCCAACTGTTGACGCGCTTGCTCCAACTTAGCGTCGTTGGTCACGTTCAACTTGGTCAGGATCGAACACAAGTCAGTCGCGTTAGTCACCAACGTGTCACGGAACACCTGCTTCTCATCACCTGCCAACTTCTCGGACATATGTTTCAGGCAGTCATGCAGCCGATCCCATGCGTCCTTCATCGCAACATTGACACGCTCATCCGATATCTTCTGTAACTCCTCGCGGTACTCATTCGGGATGTCAACACGGAAGTCACCCGCATCAGGTACAGGGCTGAACACGTACTTGAAACTATTCTTGCGTCGAATCTCGTCGATGGACGGGTAGTCATTCGGATTGAACAAGTCACCCAACGTGAACGCAGCCGCACTTACAAGGTCGTTGTACTGTGCGTAGAAGTCATCAGCCGCCGCATGGAACTGCGTCCTGAAATCACTGAGTGACGCCTTGTAGTCAAAGAAGTTAGCCATAGACAACAGGCGCGTACCGTTATCAGCCCACGGCAACGTATTGT